TGCGCTCCAGACGGTTGAATTAAATTTGCAAAAACGTTTCCAACCTGATTGGTGTTAGGAACTATATCACCAACTATATTTGCTGGATTTAAGTTCGTCAGGCCGGAGCCGGAGCCGGTGAAGGAGGTTGCAGTAAGATTTCCTAAACCATCAGATGCTATGTTGATATCAGTTATACTTGAATTGAGAAAGTTAAAAACAACATTACGATCACCACTTCCATAAGAGCCAACTACCAAACCTGAATAGTTTGTCCATACATAGCCACCTGTGCTTGAATAATAAACCCAATAAGGAGGCACGTTTGAAATCATTTCACCGTGACCTCCCGGATTATAAGCATAGTGGTCAACTGTCCATACAAAACTGCGATCGAAAGTTGTTTCTGTAAGCGAATTTGTATCCACAATAGATAAGTCATATTGAGAAACTATGGCCGTGCCAGAGTTGGTGGCGAAGGATGAGTTGCCGCTGGTGGTGGAGTAGGAGGAGCTTGCCACTGTCGCCCCATTCACAAAATTCGTCGTCGCCAGCCCGTTCGTGATGCTCGCGGTCACGAACAGCGACGGGTTGCTGGTCGGATAAAACGACTGCCAAACCCAATTCGTCGTGGCGAGGCCGTTGGTGGAGGAGCCGCCGGTCGCCGTGGAGTTGACGAGGACATGGCCGTTCGTCGGATTGGTCGTCAAAACAACGTTCGTTCCGGCGTCAAGCGGCGGAGAATAAGGCGGATACCCCGTCAAATAATTTGTGTTCGGCGGAATCAGCAACGCCAGATTGCAAGGGCTGGTCGCATTGGTCGGAATCGTGAAAGACACCCCAAGGTAGCCGTCTCCGTTGGTCATTCCATAAGTGTATCCAGGCGTCAGAAGGGCGTTTGTCAGGACACCTGATGCCAATGTCGGGCAATTCGCCGGAGTGTATGGCGGCAAGGGCTTTCCAAGCAAAATCCCGCCATTGTAAATCTGATACCCAGTCGGCGTGATGACGATTTTGCTCGTGTTGACCGGCTGTTGCGAAAAGTAGTCAATGTCCAGATAGCAATTGACCTGCGCGCGCGCCGACAGCCCAAGAGCCAAAAACATTGCCAAAATTAACAATCCAGCGATTTTTCTCATATTAACAATCCAGCGATTTTTCTCATCATAATGGCAGAAAGTCAAAGGCGGGGAAATGGAGCGGGCGGAAGTTGCTTTTTAACCACGTCCTCGGCGGCTTTGGCGAGAAGTGATTCGATGACCTTGTGCGGCGTGCTGGCCTCGTCCTCGCCAGCCTTGATCCTCAACAACACGCGCTGCACCCGCCCACGCTTATCTTCCGAGCCGATCTCGATGTAATAATACGGCATAAAAATCAGAATGGCGTGGCAGCCAGCCGTGGTGCAATGTAACGCCATCCGTTAGGGGCGTCTGTGATGAGTTTGACCGCGCCACGCCATTCTGTAAAATGGGGCAAGTCAAAAAGAACCCGGCAGTTTGAATGCCGGGAAGATTGCCGCCGTGTCCGGCTTCATTTTACATGATGGTTCCGGTTTCAGTCAGCATCACCATTTAACCACACAATGCGGAATCGGACAATGGGGTGAAATCCGCATAAACAAAAACCGCGCCGGAGTTGTCCGGCGCGGTCAGGAACCATGACAAAAAATTACGCGACAGTAGCGGATTTCTTGGCGATTGCCGCGTCAACCTTCGCCGACGATTTAACCTCATCGTCAATCCGCGAAACGATGTCGGCGTTGTCCTTGCAGTCCACAACCACTGACGCGGACGCGACCAGCTTGGAAACCACTTCCTTTTGCGACTCGTTCAATTCCTTGAACACTTCCGTTTTCCCGATGGAAAACCGCAGACCCTTGGGGATGTGGTTCGCGTTGGCGAGTTTGAGTTCATTCGCATCGAGGTCAAGGGCCTTGACGTTTGCGAAGTCTTTAATGGCGACTAATTTCATAATGGCTTGTTTTTGTTTGTTTTGAACCGAAAAAGAACGGCTGCGGGATTATCCCGCAGCCGTGAATACGATCTCAATACCCGCGAATCCCGTTCAATAAAGAACCGAGGACGGACGTTCCATTCGTTGCCGTTCCAGTGCCAGTCCAGACGACTTGAACATACCGGGCGGAATCGGTCAGGTTAATCCCAATCACGCGGGTCCCATTGGACGTGGCCGTAACAGCGCCAGTGTTCGTCCACTGGTTATACAACGGATAGGGCGTGTTAAACCCGGCGCTGAATGCCGTCGGCGTGGTCGCCGTGTAAGGGAGCAGGTAACTGTCCGTGACAACCAGGTTGGTTCCAACTCCGGTCGGGTAACTGTTTGTGATGCTCACAGATGTCGCGGAAGTGATGGCGGCATAATTTGCCAGCGCCGTCCAGTTCGTCGAATCCGGCGAAGTATAGACCTGCGCGGTCAGAGTGCCGCCAGGAATCACGGATGTCAGGTAGATGCAGCCGCGACCCGAAAAGCCCACGATGTCCACGGGGCCGTTGGTGACGGTGTTTATTCCAGCCGTGGTCGCCCACAGGCTCGGAGCGCCGATTACCAGCGACCGCGTTCCAGCGAAGGTATCAAACCCCACTTGCGCGCTGGCGACTTGAACAGAAACGAGCGCGGCAACCACCGCAAGTCCGATGATGAATTTGTTGAATTTCATAGTTTTTTTTTCGTTGAATTTGTTTCAGATTTGTTGCGATTATGCCAGAGCCGCGATTGAATCCGAACTCTTGGCGATAGCCTGCACGTGACGCAAGGCAAAGTCAACGTAAGTGTTGATGCTCAACTCAATCTCGTCGTTCTTCGCAAACGAGTAGGTGTTGAGGATGACGCTCAAACCGCCCCATTGCGCCATGACGATGTGGCGAGCAGCCAAGGCGAGCAGGATGTCGCCCGGAACCTGTTGGCTGTCCCACGCGGGCCGGCCAGTGATGGTGTCATTGTCTTCCCACACCGGCAATGCGGCCACAACGGTCGCGCCAGTGAGCAGGCGGGCGGTGGACTTGAGGCAACCACGCCCCGTGCTGGTCGTGATGAACGAAATCGGGTCGTCAATGTTCGCCTTGCGAATCGCCGTTTCCAGTTTGACGCAATTGGCGTAAGCGGTGGAGGCCACGCCGCCAAACGGAACCGAACCGATACCAATTTGATTCAAGATACCCAAAGGCTGGTCGCCAGCACCCTGACCATTCAATCCCATTTGGTCAATGTAAAGACCAATGACAGCCATGTGGTCGTTCAATACCATCGCCTCAAAATCAGGCGTGGCTTGCAGAAGCGCAAGGCGGCTGTATTTCTGCGCCGAACCAACGCGGTGCGGGGACATCTTGATCTGGTCGAGCGTCTGGTCGTAGTAGGCAGCAGCCGCGCCTTCCGCCAAGGACTGCCCAGTGGTCGGAGCCGTTTGGCGGGGCAGGGTCAACCCGCCCATCACGCCCGAAAGAATCGTCATGCCAGCGCGGGCCAGAGCAGGCTTGTTGCGGAGCAGTTCAATGTAGGGGAACACATACTCCGGCGCGATGAACGCACCAGCCGAACCAAAATCACCAGCCAAGGCGTCGCGCGTCATGTGTTCGCGTCCGCCGCGCAGGAACTTCTCGCCAGCCGCATTATTGCGGATGGGAGACGGCGTGAGCATCGGCAGGTGCAATCCTTCGCCGATGTTGGAAAGGCCGTCGGGATAATCGGCGGCGCGATGAACGATTTCCTTGTGCGCTTCGATTTCCGCGCCTTCGGTTGGCATGAACATGGGTTCGCGGTTGCCGGAACGCTGCGCTTTCGCGGCGGCGTTGTAAAGATTGCGGAGCGAGCAGCGGTTGGACAGGCTCTTGTCAATGTCCGCCGCGCCAGTCTGTTCCTTCGGCTCGCGGGAACCGGAAATCAAATCATCGAGGCCGCGCTTGAAGTCGCCCCGGCGTTCAGACGCCGTGTGGCTCGCGTCTTGGGCGCAAATGCTCGCCTCAAGGGAGCGAATGCGCTCGCCGACCACATACACTTCGCCGGGCTTTCCATTCCAGCGTTTGCCGTAGGTTTTGACGGCTTCATTGGCCAAAGCGCGAACCTCTTTGTTCGCCTCGGTCACTTTGGCGCTGGCGTCGTTGTATTCGGTCACGACGGCGGCGCGCGCGGTTTTTTCAAGCTCCGCGACAAGTTCGGGGGCTTCGTTTTTGAGTTCAGCGATTGATTTTGCCATAATGGTTTTGTTTCGTTGTAAATTTTCTGCGGTTTTATCCGCTGTCGTTAATTTCGTTAAGTCAACCATGCGGAACTGTTTTGCGTCAAAAGGCAGCGCCCGGTCAACCGCCTCCAATGTGGTTTTTAGTTCGACTTCGGTGGATTCACCAAGCATTACTGCGCCATTTTCGTAAGTGAAATCAACGGCGTAAAGTTTCGATTGCGAACTCCATGCCGGACTGGAAACCAACACCTGCCAGTCATCGTTATCGCCGTCGCCGACAATTTGATGGATGTCTTGAAGGCGAAAATCAGAGCGCACATCGCCATTATCACCCTTCACCTTGAATCGCTTGTCGGAATCCAATGCAGTGTGTAGTTTGCTTTCCAGTTCAACGATTGAAATTCTGGTTTCCGTTCCGTCTTTGGCTTTGGATCGAAATATCCGCCCGCCGGACTTGCGCCCAGAATCCTCGGCTGGCGTTTCCGCATCCGCGCAATCGGGACACAAAAAGTCGTTGTTCAATTCATTTCTGGCAAAGATGTCGCCGCAGCCGATACAGTGGCATTCCGTGGTTTGGCTCCGGCCTTTTTGTGCCGTGGGGTCGGCGGGAACAGCGACATTTGACAATTCCAATCCCTGCCACGCGAAACGATGCCCGATGCGTCCGTCCGGCAGTGTGGTTGTTCCGAGATAGCGGGTGTGCGAGTAGCCGATTGAGAAGTTTGGACGGCTGCCGGAACGAACCTGCTTGCAACGCGAGACGGAAAGTTTTGTTGCGAGGTCAAAGGTGATGGCTGCGCGGGTAACTTTGTCGGGATTGAGTGCGGCCTTTTTGATGAATCCCAAATGCCGCTTGTCATTGTGTTCGTCCAATAGTGCGGCGCGATTGTCACCGTTGAACCGGCTCAAATCCACATCACCCTCGTTGTGGCTCAAAACCTCAACGAACTTCTCGCCCTGCTTGGCGATTCCAACGCGCTCATGTTCCGAAGTTGCCCGCTGTTCAGCCGGGGCCTCGCTTGACATCCGAACTTGAAAAGTGTCCTCGTTCTCGAAATCTTTTCCCTCGGCCCGGAAGTAACGATGCACAACCGCATCTTTACTGTTACGCATTTCAACAGGCTCTTTGACTTCGGGTGTTTTTGTGGACGCTGCCGCTTCTGCGGCGGGCGTTTCTTTTTTTGTTTCAGGAGTTTCAGCCATATCGAAAAAGCCTTGAAGTCAAACTGCCGCCATAAATACGAAAGGCGGCAGTGCGCGGTTTGGGCTGTCAATGCCATTGATTGCCAGCTTGCCCCGCGCACCGCGCCAGATCATTAGGCGTGGAAACTTGAATCCACCAATCTAAATCTGTAAATCTCGCCGCCCTCCATCAATCCACCAATGTCCAATCGGCAACTCCAAGGTGCTGTTCCCGGCTTGATGAGCAATGAGCAAAACAGCCCCTTGATTAGCGACGGTTGAATCGCCGCGCTGAAAAACGATGCCCGAAATTCGCAGCGCTCAATTATTGTCGTTGGAGAACGACCGGAAGTAAGAAACCAGTCAACGTCAAATTGCGTGTGAGTGCATGGGGCGATGATTGAAGGATTCAGCAGCAATGTCAGCGTCGCCAATCCCGTCGCGATTCCGCCGCCAATGAAAGTCTCATGCTGTGCGACAAGATTTGTGTGAGCCGAAAATGGAGGGAGATATGGCGGCACGTTCATTTTTAATGTCCATTCCTCGCCGTGCCGTCGCCTTGCTGGTCAATCAAGGCCATCACCGATGGGTCAATCCGAGTTCGCCGAATATCTCCATTCTTGACTCGAACCGGGTTTGCCACTTTTGTTTTGGCTGGCTTGGCCGGCTCGCCATCTTCCGCGTTGCCGTCTGCATTTTGAGGCGTCGGAACTGTCTGCCCCGGTTCACCCTTGCTGATGGTCGGTCTCGTAACATCGGCGTTGCTGAAATCCAGCCCGTGCTTTTGCTCCTCGTCCTTCGCCTCGGCGAACAGCGTATAAAGCTGCTCTATGCTGACGCCATCCGGCAACTGGTCTTGAACTTGTTGCGGTGAAACGATGCCCGCCTCCATGAGAATAATAAGTGTCTGAGCCTGAACCAGCGGATTGACAAATGCCCACCGTTTGCCCTTGAATGTCGCCGATTGAACGTAGTCCTCCAGATTGTCAATCGTTATATCCGCGCCCGGATATTTCTCGTCAAACACGCCAGCCAAGATTGACGCCCGCAGCCATTCCCGGAATGTCTTTCTCACGGGATGGTCAATGAAGTTCCGCTGCCGCATCTTGCAATAGTCCTGCTTTGGCGTCTGGCACATAAGCGCAGCCGCAAAACCAAGATTTTGGAAATCGCCGGACAAATCTTGATACGACATCCCGGTTGCAACCGCCACGTCGCGTAAATTGTCCTGCCTGAAATCGTGCGCCGCCTCAATCGGAAACTTAGGGTCGGTTTGCATCAACTCCATGCCGTATTCCATGTCCAGAGTTGACCCCGGAGATTCCGTGCTTGTCCGGCTTGGCAAACCTTGTTGCCTTGCCGCCGCGCCGCTGTCGCCGGCTGGCTGTGATGCCGCCGCGCCCGGAGGCTTGTTTTGATCCATCCACGACAGTAATTTGTCGAAGTCTTCCGAGCCGAATTGCATCCCTGTCGGGAAATTCTTTTTAATCCAGAAAACCTTCATGCACGATGCGATGGCAGCGTAGGTCAACGCCTTCTCGTATTGCCATAACCGCCACAGCGATTGCACCGCCGCATCCAGTTCCGTGAACCCGACATCCTGCTCCGCCCGGTCGCGCAAGTTGTGGAAAACGATAACGTCCTCAATCGGTATCCGAACGCGGAAATTCTTAACCTGTCCGGCGGAGTCCATCGTCCCGCTCATCGAGTTGTGGGCGAAACAGTCTCCCGGATGCCGCGCCAAAACCCATACCGCAACCGGATAATTCCAGTTCAAATCGTATTCGATGGAAAACCGTATCGGATTGCCCGTGCCCTCCGCAATACCTTGATACGAACTTTGAAGCCGGTCGCATTCCAGCAATTCCGTCGCGTAACGATATTTATTTTTTGGGAATCCTCGACGATGGCGCACAAGCACAAAGCCATCACGAAACGCGCTTTTCTCCGTGATTAGCCAAGCCTCCATCCGGCTCATGTCCATCTTGACGGTGAAGTTTTCCGGCTGCCCGAATATCCGCCACTCTGTTTCAATCGCCCTGTTCAACTTGGTTTCTTCCTTGAACTTCTCAATCATCGCGCCGGAGTTGGGGTCTTTTTCGGTTCCCCATGTCCCGTATCTCATGTCCAGCCGAAACGGGTCGTCGCCCACCACGTTAATTGCATCCGCCCGCAACGCCGCCTTGCCTTGCGGGGTGTCCTTCGCAATCGTCCGCGCCCTTGCCCGGATCGAGTAGTCACCGGAAATGATTTCAGAATTTGCGCTGGTGTAAGTCCCGCGCATATCGGCATTGAACTTTGTGGACGCCGCTGCATCGTAACTGCGGAACATCGTGTCGTTGTGGTCAAACAGGTTCCCAAGCTGCGATTTAAGCCGACCAAGTTTCTGGATTTGTTCGTTTGCCCTTACGATTTCCCACTGTTTGACATCGGGGCGAGCGGCAGAACGCCAGTTTGCAACCGCCGTCGCGTCGGGAGATTCGGCGGGAAGTAGCGCAACGCCGGATTCGGCAGCATTCACAAATGCCCTAGTGCCATTGTGAAGTGAAACTTTCACGTTTTGATGCCTTCAAAGATTTCCGCGATGATAGCTTTCAGAGCCTTCTCATTTTCCAGCTTGTCGGCATTCGGCTCAATAGCATTGTCAGGGAGTTCAACCGAGGCGGATTTTTCAATACGCTTTCCGCCCTGTTCGCTGGCTTGTGTGCAGGTTATTTTCATAAAATTATCCACAGTCGAACACCGGCCTTATCTGGTTCTGATTCTGGCCGGTATTTTTGGCGCGCTCAATCTTGACCTCGTAGTTTCGGAACTCGCGCCAGTATTTCCATCTGTCCATCGCCTTGTTGCGCTCCTCAATTACAAATCGCGTCCGTTGCACGTCGCTTTCGCTCAAGTCAAACGATTCCAGTCGGAGCATTTTCGCTTCCAGAACCCACAACATCTTCTGCGCCAATGTCCTCTGGTCGTCAATGGCTGCGCCGGATGGCAGATTTTCCGACAAATTAAACTCGCCACGGTAAATCTGGTGGCGTTCTGGTCCTCCGCCCGGAGCGGATGTTGCGTTAATCGCGTATCCGGCGAGAATGTATTCGCCATTGTCGAGTGTCGCGCCAAAGCCGGCGGAGTTAATCAGGTGATCGTCTGAATCGTCGCCGGGGTCTGCGCTGGTCAGCGTTATGTGCGCCGGTTGTCCGTCAATTCCGTAAAGCACATATTCAAGCGACCAACCCTTTGAACGCGGAAATTCAACGAGGTGCTTCTCAAAAAGAAGCGTGTCCCCGGCGGCAAATTCAACCGGCTCCTGCCAAAGTATTTCAGCCATTCAACGAATGGCGGTAAGTCAAAGTCGCCACTGAATCAGATTTCTTCCGCTGCCGTCGCCGTGCCGAGCATCCCGTCAATGTCCTGCTGCACAAGTTGCATTAATTCACAGTCCCGATAGTGGGGTTCCGCGCCGGACACGTCGAGATATTTTTGCCTGCCCTTTTCATCACCAAGATACCGGGCCGCCATTTGCTTGTCGTAAGTGAAATTGCCCGTCTCTTTTGCCTGATTGTCGCAAAACCCATCCTTGTCATCCGCGCCAGTCAACAAGTTGCGGGCCAGCACTTCAAACTTTGGCATTCCGGGCATTTGAAGACGGATGTTGTCCAGAATCATTTCGTAGGCGATGTTGCTCCATCGGATAGTTTTGACGTAAATCGCCCGGCTTCTCCCCTGCTCGTCTTGAACCTGCATCTTGACCGACCGCGCCGGGGAGTAGTTCCGCAACTGGACTTCTTTGCCGGATGGATGCCTAAAATTCCTTGCGTTGTCGCCAAAAAACAACCTCCAGCATGACTCTGTTTTTGTTGGTCGTCCCATGAATTTGCCCTCCACCATCTCGTATTTACTTGCCGCCGTGAGCATGATCTGCGGCGTCCACTTGCTCGCGTCAATGGCAACCCGCGCATTCGGGATTTTGAACTTCCTTTGAACCCGGCAAACCTCATCCCAACTCCGGCAGAAACCGCGCCATGCTTGGCGGCTGTTTCCAAACTTGTCCCTCGCCCGCACTATCACCCAGAATGTGCCGACCGTATCTTGGTCTGGATGCTTCTGTGCGTCCACCGTCATATTCATCGAGTGCGCGTCTTTGATGAAGGTTTCCAGGGAGGCCATGTCATAACTGCCGATGCTTACGATTGGTTCGCGCGCTAGAAATTTCGGATTAAGAAACTTGGCGCGGTCGGACATAATCCAGTCCTGCAATGGAATTGGATTCCCGCCCCTGCTTGCATCTTTTGCTGACAGGTAGTTTTTAACCGATGACTCAAAAGTATTATCCCACATGGACTCGCGGGGAAGGATAAAACAAACGGCCTTTGGAGATTTCATTGAGCCATCCGCCTGTTTGATTCTGTATTCCTGCTGGTATGAGTCCATTATCGCCATGCGGTTTTCTTTCCCATCGGCAATCTGCATTCCGCAAAAATGACATTCCCACGTCGCAAGCCGGGCGCGTTCGTCAATCGTTCCTTCCGCTGGAAACCTCATGCCCGAATATGTTCCGGGCTTCGGGGCTTCCCAATTCTCCGGCGCGTTCTTTGGCTTGATGGCAACGAAATTCGGTTGCCGCAAGTTTCCAAACTCATGCTCACATTCCCAAGTTTGTCGAGATTGGCAAAACGGACACGCCCACGTCAGCGGCACCTGATGCGCCGCGCTCGCCTCGGTGTGCAGGTCGTCTCCAACCAATCCTGCTTGAGACTCGCACAAGATTTTACAGTTGTCCGGGAATCTATCCGCCCGCTTGAACGCTTTTTTTAACATCCCCGTTTTGCCCGTTTGCCACGCCTCGCTGATACGGACGTAAGGCCACGAAAGAGTTGAAAGGCTGCGGTCGTTTAACCCGTCCGCCTTTATGTCCATGCCTGCAAGTTTGATGTATGTCTTGTTCACATCAAACCTGTCAGCCTCGGCAATCTGTTTTTTTAACACCGGATGCTTTCGGATAACCTCCATTAACCGAACGTTGCAAAATAGTTTTGCTTTGTCCACGACCTCGAACAGCACCAGCATATTTCGGGGCGCGTGAACCATGACAAAAATAGTCCATATATCTCCCGCGATAGTTTTCAAACATTGTGTCGCTCCAATGATAAAAACGGTTCTCACTTCGGGGTCATTTAGCGCCATCAATGGGCCGGTCAGATGGCGGGCCGACTTGATCCAGAAATGCTGGTTCTGTTCAAGCGGCATTGATTCGTAAGCCTTGCCGTGAAGTTTGTAATGCAGTGCGTATTCCCAAATTGTGCCGCGAAATGTTTTTTCAAGGCTGGAGAACGCCTTTTTAATCAGGGTTTGATGCGATGTGGTTTTCATTCGACATCAACCTCGCTTTCCTGAATCTCGCTCGCCGCCTCTTTGTATTTCTTGTCAAGCTCGTCAATTAACGCCTCGCCCCTTGCGACATCGGTTTTAAGGAACGCATAGCGGATTTCTTCCCGCGTGATTGCAAGAAATCGCTTTGCAAGGCCAATGCAGGCAAGTTCCGCCTCGCGCCTTGAAACCAATTCCTTTGCGGCTTTTTTCTTTTCGGCCTCAAGTTGGAATCTCTCGCGCTCCAATGCGACGACTTGGCGCTCGTTTTTTGCGGTTGCACCCTTCGCGGTTGAAGATTCTCCGGTGATGGCCGCACCGCCGCCTTCAAATTTGTTTTCCAGAAACCACTTGATGAAATCGGCGGTGTTCAATCTCCGGTTCGCGCCCGGCCCCGGTGCGCCTTCGTTTTTAATCCATGAAGATATTTGACCGGTGAAGTATTCGCGTCCCACCGACTTGCCGTAAGTCTCGGTCAAATGAGCGGCCATCTGCGTCTGTGAACATTCCGTCGGCATTTCGGCGGCGGATTTAACGCGCCCGCCGATGATGCCGCAGGCTATCAGCTTTTCCTCCTGCCACTTTTGCGTCTGGCCTTGAAGGTATTTGAAATAAAGCACCTTCAAATTACAAGCCTCGGCGGGCGAGAGCTTGGACAGCTTTGCCTCAAGTTCGTCATCCGCCATCGGCTCCGGCGTCTCAATTTGTTCGTCGGCGGGCATTGTTTAATCTCCGCTTCCACCAAACATATAGCCAAGTGATCCCCATATTAAAGACGCAGCCAAAATTTGGGCTAGGGCCGGTTTTTGCCCTAATGCTTGGCAGACCACTAACAACACGCTTCCTATTGCCAATAGAATGAAACACCTCTTGTAATATCCCTGATTCATACGCCGGGCTGCTGAACTGGATTTTTCAAATGCGGTGGAATCGGAATGGATTCAAACTTGCCGCAGAAACTATCGGCGGTTGTTATCGGCCATCGGGTATCTCCCGCTGGCCGAATTGTCGGCGGATTAAATCGGCACGCCCCGCAAACAGGACGCTCATCCGACATTAAAATCTTCGCGTCCTTGCCGTGCATGAGTCTCATTTCTTCCAATGACGGAAATCGCTTCCAAAACCTGCAATCCTCGCATTTCATAATCCAAGCTCCTTCCGCTGCTTGTCCACGGCGTCAAAGAACGCCTTCCATTGGATTCCCACAACGTCAATAAACCCCGGAGACCATTTCCCATCTACAAAATACTTTTCGCGCAAATCTTTGTAGCCGGATTCAATTGCCGGCAAGTCATACAGCTTGTTCATTTTCACGCGGGGATCAATCGGGGCAACCGCCGTCTGCGGAGCGCGTTCAGATTGCAATATAAGTTCCTTGTCCCCAGTCGCCAGAAGCAGTGGTTGCTTGTATTTTATCGCCGTCAAAAGGTCGTTTATCGGCTCCCGATTTTCACGCGCAACCCGCATTGACCATTCGCACAATTCGTAAGGAACTGCCTGTCCCCTACAGTCTGTCAATTCATGCTTCATCTGTTCGTAAAAGTCCCGCGTGAATGTTCCTCCGGGAAGATATACGGATTCTTCGGTTAGAAT